CAAAATGTATTGCTAAGTGAAATAGGAGCATTTAGGTTATTAGTTTCTAAATGATATTGGACAGCTGAATTTCCTATAAATGAACTATTTGTTGATCCTGATAAAGTAAATGTTTTAGTTAAACTTGGTGGTATAGTTATACTTTGTGTTAAAGCAATTGGATTATAATTTATCTCTGCTCCGTTATAAGTATTTTCCCAAAATCCAAAATCAAAAGTTACTGAAGAAGCGTTATAGTTAGTAGCTGTAATTGAAGCTGAGTAATTTATAACAATATTTGGAGATGGGGGATTAAATGTATAATAATATGTACTAAAATTTCCACTAGATGTATTATGTACTATCCATTTATCTAAATAATATAATCCAGCTGAAGCTGATGTGCCATTAAATGATGCTGATAATGAGTAATTTAATATATTATCATCTCCTGGTAAGAATGGAGGATCAACAAATATTTTAGACGATACCTTATATAAATAATATGTAGGATATTCTGTTATATTTAATACTTTTAAATCAACGAGCCCAGCAGAAGAATCTATCCATCTAATCTCAGTTAATTCTTGTAAAGATAATGTATTATCATTTCCTTCTTTATCGAATCTGGATATTTTAAGATATGTTACTTTTACATATTTAACTGTAGGAGGTACATCACTAAAATCATCATCTTCTTTAAATAATAATATACCACCATTAGGAGGAATAGTTAATTCATTTATAAAAATTCCAAATTGAGAAATTCCTTGTATAACTCCATTTTCTCTATAAATAGAATATGGAAATATATTATAATTAGTTGGTATAGTATTTACTGTTAAAAATTGTTCACATTGAGCATCATTTAAAATTCCATTAGTTACTACATAATTTGAACCACTAAATTCTCCATTAATGAATTCATCCATTGTATCATGGATAAATGGTATACTACCTGAGATACTTGTATTAGAACCTGACCATGATTGAGTAATATTAACTATTAAATTTACAGTTGTATTAGAAGCAGAATCTGTGGATGTTAATCCTTTAAGTTTAAAATTAGGCCATACTCCAGCATAACTACCAGTTATAGTTTCTATTGGAAAAGATTGTTCTTCTGTAGAAGCAATATATGTTCTTTGATCATATGATTGAGTAACAGTGCTTCTAATAGAGGATGTTATTGTTATATCTTGTAACGACATTAGTAAGGTATATTAAATGTTTTTGATGTTGGACTTCCTACAAAAGCAATTGAGCTTTGTGTGTTAACTCTAGGTTGAGGATACTTATATCTTTCTAATAGAGTTGGTTTAATTACTAAACCTGATGCTAATCCTGCTCTTGATGGTGTAAAATCTTTAATCATTTTAAATAATGAATTATCAAAGAATTTTATAAGTCTTATATAATCATTTAAATCATAATTATGAGTATATTTAGAGAAATAGTTATCTCTTAACTTATTAAAATCAGAATAATAATTCGATGAACTTAATATTAATTGTCTTGGGTCTCCAATATACGAACCAATATTGAAATATCCAAGTTGAGCTATAATATCATCATTAATTTCATCTTGAGGTGAAAAAGCAGCTTCAAGATAATTCACATCTTTTGTAAATGTTTCATTAGATGGAGAATTTTGTTGAATTGAAATATATTGAGACAAAGTATTACCTGTTGGTACAATTTGATTTACTATTCTAATTTTTTCAGATACTGAGTTTTTAATACCTGCTATAAATTGATTTTGATATAATGTTTCAGTATTAGGTTCAAAAGTAAAAGGACTAAATAATCTATAAGTATTAGTTGTACCAAAAGATTGAGTAACAGGATATTGGGTATATGATGGATGAATTGAATTTCTAACAGTTAATGTTGTATCATTATCTAATACTGTTCCTAATGGTGCTCTAAAAAATAATTGATTAAAAGCATCATCTGCTCCTTCTGTGGAATTTCCTTCAATAGAATAAGGGTTCATTACATAATCATCAAATTTTTTCTCTTCTAATATATTATGATAAAATCTTAATTCTTGATATGAACCTGAAAATGGGGTATAGGTTTTCCCACTGACAGTTAGATTAGTATCATTGCCTAAACGAAGAGCTTTAGTAACACCTCCAACCCAAATTCCAGCTGTAGTAATACTACTTGAAGATTGAAATCCTAATTGACTTCCATCATAACCATCATATATATTATTTTTAGCATATAATGTGGTTAAATTACTAGATGTATTTTGAGTTAATAACACTGACCACCATTCTCCATTATAAAAAGGTAAATATACACTAGAGGAATTAGATGGGTTAGCAGTTTCTATATATTTTAAAGTAGCATATTGATTATAATTATTAGGTATAGAACCACTATATGATCCTGATGATAATCCACTTCCTGTGTATTCTAATACTAATTCAAATGTATTATTAGTTATTCTTGCTATAGATTGACTATATTCTGTAGAATTAGGAATACCAAAAGTTTTAAATCTAAATTCAATACTATTTAAATCTTTAGTACCATCAAAATATGCTGTTGATAAAGATACACTTACATATCCAGTTCCAGGAGTAGTAAACGCGTAATTAAATTGATCTACAAAATTATCCCATGATTGATTTTCATATGATTTACCACCAAATTCATTTATACGCAAAATAGTATCAGGAATACCATAAACATTTACTAGCATCCTTAAACCTTCTGTTGTTCCTTTTTTCTTAAGTAACATCGGAAGATTATGATATATTCGTTTATAAATTTCTTTATTAATATCATCCACTGGCTCTAAAGATCCGGTTGATGATGCTGTTATAAATGTATCTATATATTCATATCCTGGAGGTGTTGGTAAAGAACTTGTAGCATATGGTATATTAAGTAAATCACCAGTTGGGGTAATACCTAGTAATGCTGAGTATAGATCATTTGATGAGAAATTATTTTGATATATTTTAACTCCTAAATCACGAATAGCTTGTGCTACTATATCTTTAGAAATACCATAATTTAATCTATTATCATTATCAAATTTATTAGTAATATCTTTTAAATATAACCAAATATTATCAAAATGTTGTCCAATCATTTGAACAAATAATTTATATTGGTCATTATCAGAATCTTCATAAATATAAGTAGGTATTGAATATACTAACCCATCATAATTTTCTAAATCATACTGTCCAGCAACTATACTTTGAGAATTAAACCAATTTAATCCTTGAGGTGAAGTTGTTAATACATTAGTATATGGATAAACAGAATTACTTTTTGGCCAACATGTACTTCCTGATTCGTAATAAAGATAATATTCGTAACCATCAAAATTAGTTATGATCTCGTTTATTTTATTTTGCCAAACAATTTGGCTACCAGATATATAATAATTTGAAGGAGCGGATGTTAAATTAGCATTATATGTATATTGTTCTATTAATGATAGTTTATAATAAAAATTTTCTAAACGAGTTTGAGCTGAAGAAAAATGAATAAAATTAGAAAAATCAGAATAATCAATATTAATTTCGATTCCCTTTTCTATTAATAAACTATTTATTTGATATAATAAACTACCTGATCCTAATAATGAACTATTTTGAGTTAAATAATTTTGATTTATATAACTAGTTGAGTTATTTATTTGATCTTGAATATCTAAATTAAAATTTGGACCAGATATATAATCTAATTGAGAGTTAGGATTAAAAACTTTAGTTAAACTAATTTGATAAGCTTGAGACTCAGCTACTTGTTCTACAACCCAACATTGAGAATTAATATCAAATTCTAAAGGTAAAGCTTCATATAATTTAATTAAAACTGTAGGATCTTCAGGATTAGTATTATCTAAAGCTATATTATTAGCTATAATTAGTTTATTATTACCAAAATTTAAATAAAAATCTAAATAAGCATTATTATTAATTTGAATTTCATTTATAAATTGATTTGTTAAATCAACAACATCAGTATTAGATATTTTAGTAGTATTTAATCTTAACTCAGTTCTATCAGTACTTATTTCTTGTATATAAAAAGTACTACTAACATTAGAAGATAATTTTCTTTTTAAGAAATTATATAAAGTATAATATGAACCTTCTGTATATCCTCGTAATTCTAAATCATTTTGAGGATCAATAGTAACTATATTATCTATAAGTCTATAATTAGGATAACCAGCTACATTACTAAATAAAATATTTTGATTTAAATCAAAAACATAATATTCAATATAATCAATTGATGGATCAAACTCTACATCTTGTAAAACAGAATTAGTTATAAGTGAATCAACAGATTCTGAGTAATCCTGATATTGGAAAATATTAGAATTTATATTTATTATGTTAACTGTTTTATCTTCCATTATTATACTTTTGATCCAGTAATAGCTAAGTTTACTATTTGTTGGTTAAGTTCTAGATTTTGTTGTTGTAAAATATTAATTTCGTCTATTAAAGCTTGAATATCTTCATTAAAAATAGATGAACCAATATATTCATTACTAGTTTTTACAAGATACTCATGAGAATTAGTTGATCCAGTTTTTGGAATTTGATAGAAAAGTCTACTATAATCTTCAAAAAAAGTATTTATTTCAACTATTGAATTAGTTACTGGTAATTGTTGAATATCATTAGGAATAGAAGTTGCTAATTGAGAAAATTTAGTATCAATAACCTTCTCATATTGATTTTTAACATATACTTTTTTATTTAGATTAATTTGTCCCATTATCCATTAATTACTTTAAAGTAATAATTATTATCTACAATTATTATTTGTCCGTCATAAATAGTTTTAATTACAACTTTATAATATCTTTCTGGTTCTAATCCATTCATATAAAGTGTAAAATAACTACTTACAGTATCTTGACTTAATTTAGTATATATATTATCAAAATCTATAACATATTCATTAGTATATAAATCTTGAATCGCATAATATGATTCTTCAGGTAAATAATAATTTTTAGTATAAAATGAAGATGTAGACCATACTCGAGCAGGATATTCAGGTGTTGAATATACTCTAAATTTATTTACACTATCTGGGTAAAAAGTACCTGGGTTTTCATTTAAACTAATAGTAAAAGGTTGAGTATTAATAGTTATTATACCTGAGGATCCAGTATTAATAATACAATCATTCCATTTAAATTCTAAACATGGAGGATAAATTGTATGAGTATCAATAGAGTAGTATTTTATTTTAGGTTGATTATTAATATTAGTGATAAATTCATCTTTTTGTTTAATAATAAATCCATTATTATCATAAGATCCACTATACCAACCATTTATTATATTAGTAACATCTATATTAAGATCTTTATTATCATAAAATCCAAACGTTTGAGATCCAGTTGGAGTTATATACCAAGTACCTCCACCTAATGTTACATATGATGTATATGAACCTGTTGTACCAGGATTAAAAGAACCAGTTGTCCATAATGTTCCATTCTCATAATCTTTATAATTCCAACTAGCTCCATCAGTTACTTCAGGATCAAAATTAAATTTTCCTGTTCCCATATTCCATGATTGAGAAACAGGGTATATTTCTAAAGTAGTATCTTGAGTTAATCCGCTAATATCTGCTATAAAGCATCTTAAATTAGATTGCCATTGAGATCCAGATATTTTATTATTAATAACATCATTAATCTCATTACTAGAAAATTGAATTAAAGCTCTATTAGTTTGAGGATTAGGATCTAAATCTAAATTTAAACTAGTAGATATATCTAATATTTCATCTAATCCTGTATTTTTATCTGGATAAAATGAATATATAGTTGTGTCTTGAGTTGGAAATATTTTATATACAGCCATGGTTTAATTTTTATAATGATACTACTCTACCTTGAATATCAGCGTCAGGATATTTTACCTCAAATATCATAGGATCTATAGATGGATAAATAACGTTATTTCTTGTTGCTCCGGAGATATCATACGCATATTGTGAATATCCTAAAGTTGTGCCTGCAAAATTAGATATATCAATACTTTTAACTGTTTGTACTCCTTCAACATGATCTAATAAAGTATAAATTTCTCTTAAGATAATAGGTTGATTTATTTGCCAATTATTAATATTAAAATAGTTTTGTAAAGATGAGATACATTTTATTAATACTTGATTACTATTATAATTAGGTAAAACTACAATATCAAAATTAACACCAATATTAATAATAAAAGCATCTTTAATATTAATAGCATCATTTATCATTCTATATTGAGAAAGATATGTTACTAAATTTTGTTTTAAACCATGTGATGCTTGAATTAATTTTTTATTAATATCATAAGTTAAAATATATAAGTCTAATATCCCAAGAGATTCTCCAGGAAATACACTTTGTAATTTAGTTGGTTCAATATAAGCTTTAGCTACCTCACCATATTTAGCGGGCATAGATAATGATCTAACTAAATAATCATCTTGGGTAACATTTCTTTGTTGAGCAGCAAAATTAACTGATGAGTTTTGTCTTATTTCTTCTATTGAATCTCCATCACCTCCTCCACTTGCTGCGTTTGGATTAGTAACAGCTAATGAATTAAAGATTGAATTTCCTAAAGTTGAATTAGATATATTAGGATTTAGGAAATTAACATTACCATTAAGTTTAGTTAAAGTATTAGAATCAACATTAGATGATACTCCTCCTCCGGTTAAATATCTAAATGTTAATGTAGTGTTTGAGGGAGCTATACCATATGTTTTTGTATATAAAAAATTAGATGGAGAGTACGCTGTTGTTAATTTATCTTGTTCAAATGGTAGACCAATACCTACATTATCTGGGTTAGGAATAATAACTTCATCTGAGTCTGCTACTGTACCTGCTCCGAATTGGATTTGTAATGTATTTGAATTTTTTAAACGAGTAGTAAATCTATGTTGTACTTTTTTAAGCTTTAATAAATAAGGAGTATCTCCTGAGTATTGAGATAAATTGGGATCATTAGTATTAGTATTTTTAATACTATCATAGATCATTTCTTGACCTAAATAGTCTACCTCATACCAATTATTTCCTTCAGTGTCAGTACAATCCAATATTCCTATTAATTTATTTGCGCTTATTTCTACTGTAGGAAATTTTTCGGGTGAAGTAAATGAAAAATTAATTGAATTTATTCCAGCTGATATTGCTTTTCTGGTTTTCTTTAATAAAAATGAAGAAGGATTATTTCCTATTACTTGATAAACTGTGATATCTGTTGGGTCATTAGAACTTGAAACACTAAAATCTATAGGATCATTAATTAAAAAAGAAATATTGGTAGCGCTAGATACAGTTGAATTAGGCCCAATATATAAAGTATAATTAAAATCAGGTACAAATGAACCTCCAGATGATATAGCCGGAACCTGTTGATAAAAATCTATATCAACTACAGCCACTCCAGTTACATTTGGTTTATAACCAAACATGTATGCTAATTCAAATAAATTATTTGATTGACGAGCAAATTGTAAATAATTTTCTTGTATTTGATTATCTAAATAAAATGACAAAACATCACCAACATAAGCAGCCATCTCAATAAACATCATACCCGGTGATGCTGGGCTAAAGTCATTGTATGTTGTTGGATAATAAGTTTTGGTGTAATCTATTAGACTAGCTCTATATTCACTAAAGTCTTTATTTATATATTTTATATTTCTAGTTATCATTATCCTAATGTTATTTGAATTATATCATTCATTCCTGTATCTTTTATATTATATGATATGCTTATATCTATTTCATTATAATCAGCATTTATTTGGGATACATTTATACTTATTATATTAACCATAGGAAAATATCTATAAATTAAAGATTGTAAACTTGATTCGATTAAATTTAGATTTCCCTCAGTTATTTGTTCAAAAATAAAAGGTCTTAAATTACCTCCAAAATCATTATTAAGATAACGCTCTGTTTCATTAGTTAATAAAAAATTAATTAAATTATTTTTGATAGCTTCTTTAGTAGTATATGTAGGAAAAAATGCGGATGGGGCATTAAAAGGAATAGATATCCCAACCGCTGTTCCAGGTTTAGTATCTATAGGAAATATTTTTTTAGCTCCGTATGCCATTATTTACCTCCAATTAATCCCATTATTTGGTCTAATCCTAATTGTCCACTAGGTAAAGCACTACCCTCAGATACAGTGTTTACAGGACCATTTATTCTAAAATCACCAGCAAATTCTGATTTAGGACCTTGAGACATTTCACCCAAAATATCCATATATGCTTTTTTAGTATCTATAGAATTTTTAGGTACTTGATTTGATGTAAAATTTAAAGTTCTATCATCACTCACTTGATAAGATTCTCTAATAGGTTGTTTGTTAGAACGAACAGCTTCAAGTAAAATATCTTTTAATTCATCTTGAATTGCTTCTTTAACAGCTTCTTTAATAAGTTTTTTTAATGCGTCAGTTTTCATCTATTATAAATATTTAATTAATTAGCTTTTAAATCGCTTGAGTCAATAACTAATTTAATTTCATTAATTAAAGTTTGAGTATCTGTAGCAAATGTAAGTGGAGTTTGTAATAAAATAATACCATTTATATTTTTAGCTACTGCTCTTCTTCTTTTTACTGTAGGTGTAAATTGTTCTTCAACTATATCTAAAATGAATCCTTTATATAAATTATCCCCACCATTATTAATATTATCTAATAATGTATTTTCAAACTGTTGAAGACCTTCATTTAATGGAGTCAAGTTATTAGCGTTTACCCCACATCCTTTTAAATAATTATCTATTGAAGATAATAAATTTTTTATTTTTAATAATATATTTTTAGCAAAAGAAACAGCTAAAACAATAGCTGTTAATTTATTTACAATTTTTGTTAATTTTGGTGGAAAATTTTGATTAATACCATCTAATATAAATAAACCACTTATTAATTTTCCAGGGATAGGAGTTCCTTCTGGCCATGCTGTAAGTATTGCTACAAGTGCTTCTTCTGCTAATTTAGAAGTTTGGATTGCTATCTCAACAGTTAAAACAGCCGGTTTAAGCACATCTGTTATAGATGCTAATTTGTCTATAGCGATAGAAACAAGATTAATTTGATCCATAATTTTATTTCTTTGATCAAGAATTTTATCTAGTTCATCTTTAGGTACACAATAATCAGGAATAGCCCCAGTCACAAGATCTACTCCTGTTTTATAAGCTAAATCAAAAATTTTAGGAGCTTGAGATTTTGCTAATCCTAGACCTTTTTTAACTACTAATTTAGATATGCCGTTCATTTTATTTTTTTCTCAATACCATTTATCCAATCTACAATTTCTTGTTTCTTTTTATTAGTTATAGTTTCTACTTTTCTTTTAAAATTAAGTTCTTTAGGTTTTAAATTAAAATTAATAGCATTATTATTAGTTTCTAAAGTAGTTTTTGGACCTCTACTTGGATCATTATTTTCATCATATTCAAAATGCCATGCTTCTCCATAATCTAATCCTTTCCAAGTCCATCCAAATTTACTACCATTTTCTTTTAACCATTTTTGAAATTCATCTTGTTTTATAGGACCATTTTTCCATGGTCCTGTAATTGATTTCTGTGATTTCCCAGGTATAAATCCTCCACCGTAATATTCTGGTCTTTTATTTTTAGGATATTCATATATATCTACAGCTATTCCCCAACCATGCATTGATGTTCCTGGGTTCATAGCAAAGTTTTTTTGTTCTTTTAGCCATAACTCATAAGTATAATATTGAGTTGTATCATCACCAAAATCAATTCCTGTATTTGCTTCTAATGCTCTTAAATAAAATTGGGGACCTGTCTTACTAGATAATCTTTCATAATCCCCAGGTTTTCCTAATGGTCTATATCCTGATTCTAAAGTAAAATCTAATTGTTGTCCATTAGAATTTACTATTTTATTATCATATAAATATTTTATTATCCTTTCTAATGAACCTTTGGTCTGGTAGTACATATAAGGATTATTATTATTCCTAACATTATGACTAAGTTGTCTAAGTGTATCATCAGGCATGTTCCCATTTGTATACTCAATATTATCTAGTTTTTTAATTAGAGGAGTAAATTCCATAATTTATACTGTATAATTAGCTTTAGAAGTTAAATAATTAGGAGTATTTAAATTATCTTTAATACTTTTTAATTGATCATTAATAGCTAAAGCAGCAATACCTAACTCAGTAAATTCAGCAGGTTCACCAAGATCAACTATATTATCTGATTTTAGATTAGCTAATTTATCTGTTAATGTTATTAAATTGTCTAATATATTTTGTAGTAAATTAACTGTTTTATCACCTAACATTAAAGGTTGCATTGAATCATTTTCACCACCTAAATATATATTATCTGATTGGATTAATACTTTTCTAGTATCAATATTAACTGAAGAAGGTGTATTTAGATTTATTGAACCCCCAGCACTTAATAATATATGATCTGATTTAGCATTAAATACTAATCTTCCTGAGTTTAAGAGTATTTGAGATCCTTTGTATTCTTTAGGATTACTAGGAGGAGAATACCCAGAATTATCGTAACTAGTATAATCTGCCCTAGCTACATTTATAGGTACATTTTGTGTACTAGTTAAATAAATAGATGATTCATCTTTATTTATATCTTCTATAATAGGATAACTTGATCCAGATAAATTATATCTTGTACTATTTTTTATAATAAAAATCGGATCTCCATTAGTACCTGAAGTAGACCAATTATTATCATATACACTACGGCGACCAAATATAAAACCTAATCCTGATTTAACAGTACTACCTAAACGAATAGAATTACCCCATCTTCCCTCATATATTATATCTCCCTCAAATGGTAATAAAGGACTAACATTTCTTTCTTTAAATGTACTTCCTAAATTAATATCAACAGGAGTACTTATTTTTACACTAGTATTACCATTTTGAGTTTGCTCATAATCCTTATTTTGAATCGGAGGGGTACTATTCATAAAAAATGAATAAGCATTTTGGTGTGGATGGTTCCATACATTAACAACAGTTGTATAATATTTTCTATGTATTCCTGCTGTCATTTTATCATTTTTAGCATAATTATCTTCAGCATTAGAGAGAGCTGAGGTTATTTCTACTACTTCATTAGGTAAAGGAAAATGTTTTATATTAGAATGTAATGGATAAGCTACAGGATATTCACCAGTATAACTAGAATCTGTTACAAAATCGTACTCTATAGCTCCTAAAGCAGTCCATCCTCCTAAAGCTGTAAATCTAGGGTGTGATTCATCTAAAACAACACTAATAACTTTAGCTGAGTGTATTTTATTTAATTTAGTATTATTAGATGGTTGTCCATTTAAAAAATTACTATATCCATATCTCATTTATCTTCAGAATTTAAATTTTCTTGAATTTTATTTATCTCTCCTAATAATTGAGCTTTTTCTTCATCAGAAATTAGTAAATTACTTTCACCTCCATTACTATCATTAGCTATACAACGTTGAATAATAGTAGCCATTTTAATAAGTTGTTCATCATTTTTAACACCTAATTCTAAATATTCTTTAATTAACGGAACAACTAAGGTAGCATCCCTAATATCATCAATTAAAGGTTTTAACTCTTCAATTAATGTAGATATTTGTCTTTCTTTTTTCTTTTGGTTTTGATAAATTTCTTGGAATAAATCTTTTAATTTCTTATCACCAAAAATATCAGAATCTAAACTACTCATAATATTTTATTTATTATAAATACTAAAAATCAAAACTTTATATATCCGTTTTCTAAATAGAACACATAACTATTTCTATAAATATCATATAATTTATCAGCTATTTTAGTAATTTTAGGAGTTTTAGCATCTACCATTTCTCTTATGTAGATATATAATGCTTTTTTATTGAATACTTCTAAATCATCTCGTTTTCTAAATAACTCAAGTATAGCATCAGCTATTTTAGCATCATTTTCTTTAGGAAATAATTTATATATATTTGCAGTACAATGTTCTACATATAAATCTGTAAATAAAGATATTTTATCATTATGTCCTAATTTATCACTTGGTGAATTATTTTCTTCAATAACATATGTATGTCCATTATCTTCCTCTAAAATAGAAGCTGATACTGAATTGACACGTTTTTTGTAATTTTTCTCATTATATAAAATTAACCAACGTTTAACAATAGTCCCAAAATATGAGTATGCTTTAGCACCCTTAGATGGATCAAATAAATACATTTTACTAAGTAAAAATGTCTCAATTTCATGTTGTAAATCCTCAATATTTTCTACCTCAGTATAATAAAATTTAAATGTATGAATAATATTTTGAGTAAGTTTAAAAAAAGCATAATGAATTTTATCATTATAGATTCTACTACGTTCTTCTGGGTCAGTACATAAATTATACGCTACAATAGCATCCTCAGTATCTTGGGTAAAATAGTTTTTGCTCATTAATTAATTTTAAAATTGTTTAATTGATCTTGAAGATCTTTAAGTTGTTTAAAGAAGAAACCTACCTCATCATCACTTTCGAATGAGCCTTTACGATCAATTTCTTTTAATTGTTTATCCGCGGTTTTAATTGTACTAGATAAACCAGTTATATATTTCTCATATGAAATAATTATATCTTCACATTTTTCATTTTTCTTCATTAAATTATAACTAGCGTATGATAATAAAATCACTAGTACTGATAATATAGAAATAATAATTGTCATAATTTTTATAGTATGAAAAAAGGTTGCAACCGTGAGATTACAACCTTTATTTATTTTAATTTTTATTAGTCATTAAAAAAATCTTGCATCACATTTTTTAAACCTTCACTTTTAATATTATTTAAAGCTTTAGTTTTAATATTAGTTTTTTTAACTGATTTATTTAATGTATTATCTTTTTCTGTACTCTCCAAGTTATTTTTATATAATTTTGGAGCCCACTCATTTTCAAATTCAATACGCGCTGACATTAAATCAGCTTGTTGAATAATATAAATTAAAGAAGTACGAGGTCTAGTTTCTGGAGACCAACTTACTAAATAAGTTTTATTAGATTCGTCATATAAACCATCGTGTAATTTAATAGCTAACATCTCATTTTTAGTATAAGAAATACCATGAGAATTAAGTAAATATAAACTACGATCAGGAACAGGCATAAATTCTAATCTATCGTTAAATTTATAATCTTCTCCTAATTTTTCTTTACGCCATTGATCTGTCTGGGGAATATATGCCTCATGAGTTTCATCACCCATTTTACCTAAATCATGGTTCATAGCTGAGAATACTAATTCTTCAATAGTGTAATTTTTATATACACCAAATTCATCCCATAGTTTTTCAAATCTAAGAGCAGCTCGAATAACTCGGTTAACATGATCAATATAACCACCAGGAAAAGCGTTATGATATTCTTTTTTATGAGCGGCTGGCATAAGCATTATACGTTCTGTATATTTTTCATAAAACGCCTTTAAAGCGGTTTTACGTGGTTCTGAGATATAAGTATCAATATAACCAATAAATTCCTCCCAATTTTCTTGAATTTGTTCTGCTGTTAAATTCATAATTATAATGCTGAGTTATTAAGTTCAAATCCATCAATACGCTCTGTCTCGATATAAGTTCTAAGTTGATCAATTTGCTCACGCATGTTATCAACTGTTTGAATAAATCCCTGCTCATCATTTCTTCTGAGGGAAGTAAGTAATTTGTTTAAAGATGAATCAATTTGATCAATCTTTTTAAGAGATGCTTCTCTGTTTCTCATAAGTTTATATTTATATAGTTTATACGTTGCCCATAACCCGTTTATTCATCCGTTCCTTATATCCGTCGCCTCAGTCTACTTTAAATCCCGTATTTAAAATATAATGCCAAAATCTTGGGATTCCTAGCTATTTCAACAACTCTTCAATTAAGTCTTTAATTCCTTTTAAAAGCGCACATTTTTCATATTCTTCATGTACTTCAAAGAATTGTATACTGATCTGGAGATTATAAATAAAATCTCTACTTGCTTTATTTCTAATACACTCTACATGAAAATTTTTACTTAGGTCAATACCTTTAATATAATCCCAAGCTTTTCTAAACATTAATTCCTCCCCAGCTTTCTCTAATTCATCAATATTAATATCCGGGGAAATGTTTTTAAATGTTTTAACAGTATATTGAGTAAAAAATAAATGATTATCAATAATTTTATTAAAACCACTAATCCAGAATAAAGGATGCTCGGAAAAATCCATCAAAAGCGATGTCTCATCATCGTTTTGAAAGTTCTCCGAGTTAAAAGCATCAAATATATTTTTGATATTCATAATAAAGCACGATAAAAGCCTCGCATATAAATACGAGGCCTGTTTATCTAATTACTTAGTAGCCGTAGCTTCTAACTGATTCCAATCTGTAACCGGTGTTAATTCCGTAGCAGAATCAGAAACAACCATATCTAATACAGTTGAATCACAAACTTCTTCAGTTGAAGTACAAGTAGTTTCAGTAGTACCAGAATTACAAGCGGCAAATAATGCTACGCAAGCAAATAGAACAAATAATTTTTTCATTTT